GTCAGTTGAATTACGTAGAATTTTTGCTCCAGTAATTCTAGTACCAGGATCTCCATAGATTCTAATTTTCCAGGTATTATAACCTAACCCGGAACTTGTTCCTCCAGTAGTTAAAGTGCGTGAACTTGAAACTGCCGTATTTGTAGACACGGTGGTCGTAGTTCCATCTCCCCAATCAATATAGATGTTTTCACTAGCTGGTCTTGTAAAGGTTGTTTCAATCGTATAGGTTGGTTGAATATCACTAGCTAAAAATTGAACCTCACCAGTTGTATTGGTAATTGAAATCCAACCTGCCGGTCTTGTCCATGTTGGTAGAGGGGTAACCGGTCTTTGTTTTGGAAGTAATATTTGATTTGGTAAATTAAAAGCCATAGATTAAAGTGTTATTGTTGTTATTAAGACATCTCCTGTAATATTCGCGTTTGGCGCATACTGAGAATAGAAAACGCAAGAACCTGATGCGCTTAACACAAAAGGTTGTATTCTAGCAATTGCCGCAGTAAAGTTACTTGAATTATAAGGGGTAAAATCAACTGCAGTAGTTGTTGTAATGCTTGCATTGCTATATGTGTATTCCCAAAAACCAGTTCCTGAATTATAGCTCCATGAAGTTGAGGTTAGGGTTACTGAAGGTACCAGTAAAGGCGTGCTTCCGCCTCCTCCACCGCCTGAAGTACCTGAAGTACCTGAACTACCTGCAGGACCTGGAGGACCTGTTGGACCGGTTGCACCAGCTTCGCCGCTTGTGCCTGAACTACCGGCTTGACCGCTAGTACCAGAACTACCTGCCTCTCCACTTGTGCCGCTTGTACCAGAGGTACCGTTAGAACCAGCCTCTCCACTAGTTCCACTAGAGCCTGATGTACCTGAGCTACCAGTGTCTCCACTTGTGCCTGAAGTACCGCTTGTACCCGAACTTCCATCTGCACCTGAAGTACCTGAACTACCGGCTTGACCGCTAGTACCGCTGGTTCCTGAGGTTCCGCTTGTTCCACTAGAACCAGTATCACCTGAGGTTCCACTAGTACCACTAGAACCAGTAAGTCCTGATGTACCACTTGTTCCACTTGAACCTGCTTCTCCAGAAGTACCTGAAGAACCGGCTGCGCCACTTGTTCCTGAAGAACCATTTGCACCTGAAGTACCACTAGTTCCAGAAGAACCAGTTGCTGCAATTATGGCTAAGAAAATTTGATGATTATTTGCAAATTGTGGATTACCACCAGAACTAACTAGTGCAACTGGAACAGTCCAGTAATTAGAGGCTCCAGTAATTAAAGTAGTTGCTCCATTAATAACCCATACTTGATAATTTGCACTATCATTTCGATCTTGAATTGTAAGTTGTTGACCTACTTGTAATAAAGCTAAAAATATATCAATATCAGTTATTGGAGCATCCGTTAAATGATTTATGTTTATTTGAGTTGAATTAATTAGTGTTGTATTATTCCAAAGAATATGACCATTTCCAGGATTACCTGATTGTGCATTATCTTTAGCTTCATAATAGAATACACTAGTTGAAATACCATTTGCACCTGAAGTACCTGAAGTTCCTGCTGTGCCCGAGGTTCCACTCGAACCGGATGTACCATTAGAACCATTAACTCCACTTGTTCCAGATGAACCTGCTATACCAGAAGTTCCCGAAGAACCATCCTGACCTGATGTACCACTAGAACCGGCTATTCCACTTGAGCCTGATGTACCTGAACTACCGGTTGCTCCATCTGAGCCGCTTGTACCGCTTGAACCGCTAGCACCTGTTGCACCTGAGGTTCCACTAGAACCTGCTGCACCTGAAGTACCTGAACTTCCATCTGCACCGCTAGTACCGCTTGTACCCGAAGAGCCAGTTGCACCGCTAGTTCCACTAGACCCAGCTTGACCGTCTGTACCTGAGGTTCCGCTTGAACCGCTAGCACCTGGTGCTCCAGTTGAACCACTAGTTCCACTAGAACCAGCTTGACCGTCTGTACCTGAGGTTCCGCTTGAACCGCTAGCACCTGGTGATCCAGTTGCACCGCTAGTACCTGAACTACCTGATGTACCTGATGTTCCGGTTGAACCCGTTCCACCAACACCGGTCCATTGACCTAGGCTGTTTATTACTTCTCCGTATCCATCGACTGAATAGGAGACCGCGTCTAGAGTGGGTGCAGTGATATGAACTGACCCTGTTGAAACCTCGATTGGAATTTCTACTCCCAATCCGTCGGTTAATTTTTGTGGAGCGCCTGAGACTCCGCTAGTACCTGAAGAGCCTATTCCTACAACTGAGGGATAGCTTTGGTATATTGTTTTTCCGGTTAAATTAGCCATCTTTGATTTTTAATTTTATATACAGTTATTCCAAACTAGGGTGCTAAGGTTCCAAATGTCAGGATATGTACTCCAAACTGCACATTCATTGGGTGTTCGTGTTAAGTAAACAACGCTTTGACTTTCTTCATTATCGCTAATATAGGTCACATTTGGAATCTCTTCGAATCCATTTTCTAAGTACATTTGCCCACGGTTAATGAGCACACCAGGAACGGTGTCTAATGATTTGGCATTGACTGCCCAAAGTTCATAATCCCAGTTACCCGAAGGGGAAAGAGCAACGTCTCCATTAATTGGATCCTGATTTATTACTAAAGTCAAGTTGACTCTAAATTCTGTGTATCTAGAATTTTGTATACCAATGGTTGGAACAACAGGTGTCCATTCTCTCGCGAAACCGTTTTTGAATCTGAATAGAAAATTATTGGTATTCCATGGATTATTCTCTGGCGCTAACGTATTAACGTAGATGATAATCGAATTGAGTTGGAGGTTGTTTAAATTAATCAAGCGAAGTACCTTATTTTAGTTAGATATAGAAAGTCATCCTATTGACACTGCCCAATCTACATAAAAAAGGCCCAGTTTCCCAGGCCTTTTACTCTTCAATTTTTACGATTAAGATTATGAAGTTACGATGGTCAAACCGCCAGTGATACAACTCGCTAGATCATCAGCTAGTGGAATCATTGGAGCAGGTTCTTGACCTTGTAGAGTAATAGTGTATCCGTTAAGATCACCAACTGCAGTTCCAGTAGCACCAGAACCAGCAGACATTACGCAACCTCTTTCAACACCCATTAACCAGTTAACGTTATTGTTGTCAACAAAGACAACACGTAGATCACGATTTTGAGCAAGAAGTAGGATTTGATTGCGCTTAGCAGCATCCAATTTTTGAAAGACTGCTGTCAATTCTGGTTGGTAGAAAACTGTACCATTAACATTTGAAACGTTAATAGATTCAGTTGTAGAGGCAGTATCTTTTGGAAGATAGAATTGATAGAAAGTACCAGCTCCAGAAAGAACCGATATTTCTCCAGCAATTTCAGTTACGGTAATACCGTTCCAATCTCCAGCAAATACATACATCTCTTTCACACCACCAAGACCGTTAATACAGTCAAGAGCTATAATATCATTAATTAAACAAGACATTGTGTTTTAAGATTATTTTTATTTTGATAGAGGGGAGTCTTGCGACTCCCCTTTCTCGATTTTATTAGATTGTTGAAACGAATTGAGAAGCGTAAGCAGCAGTTCCTAAACGGAATTTAGCCATAAAGTTTACAACGTCTTGTGAAGGATCGTAGTAGAACTTGAACTTATCTTGATCGTCTAGCAAGCCAGTTCCAAAAAACACATATTTCTTAGGGCCTAAGATAATATGATCGTTGGTGTTAATACCACCAGCAGCATAGATCGTTACGTTAGTTCCTGGCCATACGAATGAAGAAGGTCCAGTAACACCAGCAGCGTTAGACATGTTAGGGTATTGAGCGATAATTGCATTACCTTTAGCTTGAAGAGCTTGAACAGCGATAGCGTAGTTAGAGTACGACATGTACATAACTAGATCGTCTTCTTGCTTAAGAGCATTTGACAATTTGCTTATGATTCCCCAGATGGTAGCATCTGCAGTAGCAACGGTCAAAGGAACATTAATAACTGGAGTAGAACCAGAGTTACCTGACCAAGTAGCACCATTCGCAACAGTGATTTGGTCTAACAAACCGTCTAGGTTTGAACCGTCACCTTGCCAAATTGTGTTCTCAACGTATTGAGCAATATTGTTTACTTTGTTGTCAGCAATCATTTTTTCAAATGGAACTGATTCCAAGTAAGCAGATGGAGAAAGTTGACTTGACAACCAGTAAGTTCTTAGATCTTCTGGGCAAAGTTGCTCTTTCAACATTTTTGACTGTACTACTAGATCGATTTGAGAAAAGTTAGTAGAGTTGTTTCCAACTTGACCAGCTCCGAATCCACAAGTGGAATCCAAGATGTCAACAGTAGAGTTTAAAACGTTGATTGCAGTAGTTCCAGCAGTTAAGCCAGCACGTAGAGTCAACATTTGAACTGAGTAGCTCTTCAATAGAGCAGCACTGATCAAGTCCGTAGACAATTGGTCAGTATAAGGGGCTAATCCTGATAAATTAAATGACATAATTTAAGTTAATTTTTTTAGTTTTTAGTTTTTACTTAACGAATTCTGATCGTAAGTTTTTAAGTGCAGCAACTCTTGCCTCGATTGTATCGATTGCACCGGTTACCTCGGCTGTTTTAGAAATCTTTGCAGCAGCAGGGGCTTTAGCAAATTTTTCCATCTTTGTTTTCATGGCTCCCATTTCCTCTTTAACCTTTGAAATTTCAGCAGCACATTCTTCAATTGCTTGAAACAACATGGCCATTTTTTCTTCGATCTTAGCGGCCATTTCGTCCTCGATTGGGGTTTCCTCTGTAACTATCGTTTCTTCAGCCATTGCTGCAGGAATAACGGTTTCTTCTACTGACTCTTCTACTTCTGGAGCAGAAATTTCAGAAATGACACCGTTTGCATCAACTTCAATTGTTTTACCGTCTTCTAAAACGTGTTCTCCTTCAGGAGCAGGGGTTTTAGAGCCGTCTTCATTAACGATTACTACAGGAAATCCAACTTCTAGTTTTTCAACCTCTACCACTGTGCCGTCTTTCAACTTAGCCGTTTCAAATTTGATTGGCATGTTTAGGACTTCGCGGATTTGGTTAAGCTTTAACTTGTAGTTTGACATTCCGTTAGATTTTTTTTAGCAGAGTTTTGACTCTGTATTCTTAAATAGAGTAAGATCACCCATTGACATTTCTCGACCCAATTTTTTGGTGGCTAGGCAGTTAGGATCTTTTTA